AAACATACGAGTTCGGGAAACTTTGGTGAAAAGTTATACGTCCACTTAGCCGATACACCGTATTACGCCGATGGACCTAAGGTTGAGCCCATTGCACACAAAGACATGTTATTTACACGCATGGAAGATTTGGGGTTTACTTTAACATTATGGGAAGATCTTAAAGGAAACCCGGTTTCGGATCTGTATAGTAAATTTTGTTTCGTGTTTAGGAAATGATTAGTTATTATTATTGACATTAGTACGTCTACTTTGAGCGGCATTACCCGCCTTTTTTCTCATGTTATTTCGTGTTTTTGGTGTTTTTGGTGTTTTAATTGAACTTTTAATTCGATTTGTTACTTTTTCTATATTTTCCGTGTTACGTTTTAATTTTCTTTTCTCTATTATTTTCCTTAAAGGATTTTTAGTTTTACTAAGAGGTTTTGTTACAGGTTCAACGTTAGAAATTTTTTTTGCTATTAGATTTTTAATATTTTTCGGTAAAAAAGGTAAACCCGATAATTGGTTTTTATAATAATTGCTATAATTATATTTTTTTTCATACAAGACATTAGGATCGAATGATTTATAATGATGGAAAACGGTAATGTTTTTATTTTTTAGGATATAAGGTATTGTAAGGTTTGGGTTTCTATTCGCGACAATACTTATATTTCTAAGTTTAATAATCTCTTTTGGTAACGTTTTTAATTTATTATTATCCAAATTAAGTTTCTTAAGATTTTCACAAAGACCGATTTGTGGCGGTAAAGATTCTAACGCATTATCACTTAAATCAAGTTTTTCAAGTTTTGTAAGTTTACCAATCGTGGATGGTAACGATTTTAACTTATTATTATTCAAATGAAGTACCCTAAGGTTTTCAAGCTTACCGATTTGTGGTGGTAATGTGGTTAATTTATTAAATCCCAAAAAAAGATACTCTAGTTTTTTAAGGTCACCGATTTGTGGTGGTAATTTGGTTAATCTATAACTTGGTGATAGATCAAGTCTTGTAATATTCATGTTCGTAACACCGATGTTACGAAGCGCCTGTGGGACATTGGAGTTACTCATATACCTTTACTTGATATTTTTTCATGGTTTCGGATTTGTATAGTAAGTTTTGTTTCGTGTTTAGGAAATGATTAGAAATAAAAATATTATATTTAAAGGTGTAATATTAGTATATACTAATAAAATGGAAGACTTAAGTATAGATATAGTAAAAGTAAAAGGTAGTATCTATGACGTTAATGTTATACAAAATGACGAGTATATAGGTCCGCTTATTGCAAGAGGTCAAGAATGGGACGGGTGGATGCGAAGAGATGTACGATTATATCATAAACCGGGTACCGATATACTTGATATAGGCGCGAATATAGGATATAATAGTTTGATTTTTTCTGATTATGGTCCCGTTTATTCTTTCGAACCCGTTTATTACGAAATTGTTAAACTAAACGCAGAACAAAATCAGTTAAGACATCCAATTTATGTCGCACCTTGTGCCTTATCTGATGAACAAAAAGTAACTGACATGTATATACCTTCGACAGGATGTCAGTCGAATACACATATAAACTATGGTGGTACAAGTTTATATGAACATGAGGGTAAGTATAAAGGTGGTCCGGTTGTTAAAGTTACGTGTCAAAAGTTGGACGATGTATATACAGGTGTTCCGTCGTTTATTAAAATTGATGTTGAAGGACACGAATTACAGGTTTTGAAAGGGTCCGAAAAAAAGATTAGATCACACAAACCAACAATTCTTATAGAAATTCACGGATTTTCGGAGGATAACGAAGTACACACGTTTATAAAATCCATGGGTTACGGTGAACCAGAGATACGACCCGAAAGAATGTATTTATATAAACGTGAATCGTAAAAAAATATTTAGGGTCCATGAATTATTATTTATATTGGTAGCAGTGTTACTCGCCTTTTTTTATAATTGTGTTTGGTATTTTTTTATATGGTTATGATAAGATGATAATTACGTTACTCCTCCTTATCATAAACATTATTATATTCATAAATGTAAAAGAACCACAAAAATTAACGGAAGTTCGAGAAAGGTACAGAATACTCAGGGAACACCTTAAGGAAAATGGAAATAAAGAATTTGAAATGTTGTATAAACAAATACCTATAACTGCACACTATACCATAAAAAATGGGTACATAGGGTATAATGTTAACAAGGGAGAAAGTATAGGTTTGTGTATACAAGGTGAACCAAATGAAATATTCCACGTTTTATTACACGAACTTGCACACTGTACGGTCGAAAATTATTCTCACAACAAAGAATTTTGGGATAATTTTAAAAAACTCAGAAAAATTTGCGTTTCTTTAGGTATATATGAAGAGATACCAAAGCTTACTAAATTTTGTGGTAAACATATTCAGGATAAATAAATAATATTTATTTATATAAATGGAAGGGAGAGCAACTGCCTATACACAACATTTATTATTTATAATAGTTTTGTTAAACGTAAGTTTACTACTTTTGAGTTCACCAGGTTTAGTAAAAAATGAATGGTTAAAAGCTGGACTTTTACAATTTTTAACGCCTATGGTTATAGTATTTTTAGCGAGTAGTGATTTTACGTCATATTTGAACGTAGATACTATATTTTTACTTTTAGCGCTTATTATATCTGGTGTTATAACTTACTCTGCTATGGGTATAAGTAAAGACGTACAAGCAGATGTTAAGAATTACGGTCTAGATCCACAAAAAACAAGAACACTTGTTATTCTTCGTGGAGTAGGTATAACTATAGGTATTATAATATCCTATTTAGTTTTAGGTAAATACGGAGTATATTCTAAACATAAAGTGAATATACCTGATAAAATTTAAACGTATTTTTTTGCAAGATAGAATGCAATAGCTGCTACTAAACCCGTAGAAGCTAATCCAATTGTACTTCTGTTCCCGTGGTCGTTAAGAAATGATGGTACGAAGTTTGCGAGTTTTTCCTGAACTGGCTTACTTATCGCTATTGCAGTACAAAAGGCGACGACGAGAGCTTGAAACTGATCATCCGTCAAATTGAATGGATTACCCTCACTCTTAGACGAACCAGAACTTTTTTGTTTTTGTTTAACGATGGGTTGTTGTTGTGCCATCATCATTGGTCCTTGCATTTGCATTTGTGTCATTCTTGGATCTTGAGCCATCATTGGTGGTTCGAGTGGCGCTTCTGGTTGACCCATGATATCGGAAATTGGTGTAGAGTCCATTGTGTGTTTATTTTCACTCATATTTTTTTCCGGGGTATTATTCTGCGGTAGTGGTGTATTTGGTATAAAATTCGTGGATTGATTATTGTTTAGATTCACCATACCATCACCCGAATCGGATAAGTTCATAGTATACACGTCGGTCATTAATTTAGTCACAGTTTTTTAGACTCGGTCACTGACGCATTTAATCGCCTGAGTGTAATACATATTTTGGATACATGCTCAAAAATGTGTTTAAAACCTTGTGTAAAACTTCCTTTTTTTCATACTCAGGTATAGAATCGTTAAAATATATACGTTTGGAATCGTGACACACATTTATGTATAAATAATATCCATCACGCCGACCTGGTGAAATTTCATTAAACTTTCCGTACGGGTACACCATTCTTGAATTACAAATTCGTCTTATAAAGTTCATTATTTATTTATTCACCTCTTTTTTGTAATTTTAAGTGGAGTATTTTTTTTAACCAATTTTGGATCACCGACTTTCATGTTCCCGTGTCTCGGATTAAACATTTTCTTATGGGTTTGCCAATATTGTGGGGCACCTACCTTAAAGTTTTTACGAAGCGTTGCCTTGTACCAAAAAACACAATCCTCTATCCTATTACTTTTGGACGTATTATCTAAAACTAAACACTCGAAATTTTCTGTACACGAATCCATTACTTTGTTAAACATTTCGAAACTTGGAAAAATACCGAAAAACGATTTGTATAATTTTTCACGATTTTGGATAATGTTTTCTCTGAGTATGAATACATAGTCTACATTTGCCCTGAGTGCTGGTGGTAAATCCATACAGTATTGCATCGTGAGCATGAAAAATATTTTCCAGTGTCGTCCATTCATGAAACATTGGCGAATGCACGTATCTTTCATAAACTTCGAATCATACATACAATCGTCTAAAAGAAGAAACGCACCACAATTTGTTTTACCTGCACCTACGAGCTTTTTTTGTCGATCCATGACACGTTCTATAGCTTCTCTATCGTAGTCTCCATATATGAAAAGGTCGGGTACGTACTGTTGATAATAATGATTACCTTCTTCTGTTGCAGATAAAACTATTCCCGCTGGTAAATGTTTTTTGTGGTATAGAATATCCGTAACGAGTGTTGATTTACCCGTGTTACGTTTTCCGATAAACACACAGACTTTATCGTCGGCCATATTTTCGGGTTTGAATTTTCTCAACTGAAGATTCATCTATAATATCGCACCGTTTTATTTCATAAAATTTTACTCACATAGAGTAAGAATGGCTGGTCGTTTAAACCTTGCTGTAACAGGTATCCAGGACCAATGGCTTACGGGTGAACCTGAATTTTCGTATTTCCTGATAAATTTTAAAAGGCATACTAAGTTTTCTATAGAAGCCGTTGAAGTACCTTTCGACGGCGACTCTAATTTCGACGCAATTATAGAATGTAACATACCTAGAAACAAAGGCGATCTCGTGAGAAGCATGATGCTTAAATTCACTTTACCAAAACCAACGGGTACGGCGACACCTGGTTACGATATAAGGTATATGAAATCTATAGGTTCTCAAATCATAGAGTACGCAGATCTTTGTATAGGTGGTCAAACTATAGAACGTCTAACTGGTGATTACATATACATGTACGATCAAATACATAGTAACAAAGATGATATAGATCAAACGCTTTATTTTCTCACTGGACACGATAATTATATATCTGTTTCTTACGACTGGGATTATAATGTCTTTTTGCCTTTTTATTTCTTCAGACACCCGAGTTTGGCGATACCTGTATGTGCACTTACGAAACAGCGTGTTCATGTCAAAATAAAGTTCAAAAAACTCGAAGACGTTGCCATACAATATAATTCGAGTACGGATATTATAGACCCACCTTCCGACGTATCATCTTCGATTAAGAAAGTTTCTTTAGTGACCGATTACTTCTTCGTTACGGAAGACGAGAGAAATTTTTTAATATCAAGACCGATAGAATATGTCATAACACAACTCCAAATGTCACAGTTTAGGTTCAAGGCGAGCGAAACTAAAAAATCTGGTATGCTTAATTTTAAACACCCCGTAAAGGAAATGTTCTTCTTAGCTGTGAGTGATGATGTTCATAAAATCAGTCCTATAAAACATGTTTCTATGAAATTTAACAATAACGAGATAATAGATGCTGATAATTTGATGCTGAGTTACGAACAACCGTTAAAGTATTACACGGGTGTTACCGATAACAATTTCGGTGTGTACAGTTTTTCATTAAACCCAGAAACATATTATCCTACAGGTCAAGTTAACATGAGTAGAATAGCGCATAATTTAATAGAAGTTGAGATAGACCCACCAAACTCTAATTATGCACACAAAGTATACGTTTACGCTGTAAATTATAACGTTTTACGTATAAATGGGGGTCTTGGTGGTTTAAAATTTTAGTGAGTTATAATAGTAATGGCTGGCCGTGTTCAGTTAGAAACAGTTGGACCACAGGACGCCTTTTTCACTGATGATCCAGAATATACTTATTTTATTAAGAATTTCAAAAAACATTCAAATTTTGCACCATTTTATGTTGATTTAGACGTGACTGGTGAGGTTGAATTTGGTAGTATAATAAAGTGTACGGTTCCGCAGAATCAAGGTGACCTTCTTAAAACTGTAAGTTTAAAGGTTGAGTTAAGTGCTATAGACCAGAGTTTAATAAGCTCTTTACACACGAACACGACGGGTATAGGATACAATGAATCTATAGGTCACGCCATGATTGAATATGCCGAACTTATAATTGGTGGTGAAATCATTCAACGTATACCGAGCGATTTTTTCTCTATTTATTCGGAAAACTACGTTACGCAAACGAAACAACATAATTTAGAAAAACTCGTGGGTAAACCACCTTTAGAGTTTTCCGGTACACCGGTAATAAAAAAGGTTATAGGTCACTACGACGGTAACGCTCTTACCGATAAGAAATATTTTATAGATATACCCTTCTATTTTTATAATAGTCCCGAACTTGCCATACCCGTTTATGCTATAAAACAACAAGAAATAGAAGTATCTATAAAGTTCAGAAACGTTGAAGATTGTATTCATTCCATTAGGTCGGATATACCTTATAATAACTACGTCATGTATACCGGTCTTAAACCGAAAAAATTGATAAAGAGTGCTAAGATAACACTGGAAATGGTTTCGTTAACAAATCATGAAAAAGAAGAAAACTTACAAAAGGATTATATAATAACACAAATTCAAGAAAATGTTTTTAATATAAATAAAAATACGAATAACGATCCAGTCAGTCATGTGTTTGATTTAAAATTTGTAAACCCTGTAAAAGAACTTTTCTTTTTAATACAGGGTAAAAGAAAAACCGTAAATGAGTTTTTTACCACGTCGTTTGATTACGATAACTCTTCTAGAGATTTAAACAGTGAATACATAACGTACGAACAATTGAAAAGTATGGAACTTAAACTTGACGATTCTGAAATTTTAAACGAAAAAACGGGTAGTATAATAAACTTACGAGCGGTTCAAAGTGGTATACACCACACAAGAACGCAATTGTTCAGGAGGTACTATTCGTATAGTTTTGCACTTGAACCTGAAAGGTGGTACCCCACGGGACAGAGAAATTTTAGCTTAATAAAAAATCAAACACTTAAAGTAAATTTAAATAGTGAACAGGAAACTGATAGAGAACTTAGAGTTTTGGCGCATAGTTATAATATACTCCGTGTTGAAAACGGTATTGCTAAAACACTGTTTAACGTATAATATAAATGAATCAACAAGAAAAAGACGCGGAACAGACAATCGCAGAAAATGTTCAAAATACAGTTTTTGATATTATGTTACCGGTCATAGAAAAGTCCGTGATACTTGCGGCCGAATATGCCAAGGTGTGTGGAAGAGACATAATTTTACCAGAAGATATGGAATATTCCATGAAGTATTGTGTTATGAATGAAGTAGGTAAAGATGTAGGTTCCATGTTCCCAGAAATTTACGACGATGAAAGTGAAGAGGAAGGTGAAGACGACGTTTTTGAAGATGATACAGACGTTTCTTTTACTAGGTATTCAGGAAGAGAATATAAATTCGTAAAGGTAAACATGGCGTACGATAATTGGGATACGTGGCAACCTAGAAACCCGTCAGAACAACTTTTAAAAAATGCTATAGATAGTAATGAGTACTCAAACACCGAATGGATGGACGACGAGTCGTGAATACTTTAAACTATCTGATAAAGATAGTGAAGACTCAGACTCAGATTCAGACGAAAGTTTAACGGGAACCGAAACTGAATCTGAATTTGAATATGGATCAGAATCGGGTAGTGAAGAAAATACTAAAATGTTAAAGGGGTACCTTAAAAACACGAAAAGGTATAAAAAAATTTTATTCGAGGACGATTTGTTTCCAGAATAAAATCTATTGATATAGTATAAAAAATGTCTACAGCTTCTGAAACTATTATGCTCGTCACTAGTGAACTCGAAGCACAATCTCTTAATGCCATTGTCGCTGGTTTTTCTTTTGCGGCCGCGCTTTCGTGGATGGATTTGGTTAGATGGACGGTTAATAAGTTTATCAAGGTTAACAAGAATGGTGGTATGAACTACGCTCTTACCGCCTTGTTGACGACTTTGATGTCCGTTCTCATTTACTTGATCGTTTCCCGTGTATCTTCTCGTGTGAGAAAGCCAGAACAACCAACCTTCGCGGTTACTCGATAAGTTTCCTTTTTTTGGTAACTAACAATAAAAAGAGTCCAGTAGCGACTATAGCAAATATAGAAATAAATGCATCCCATCTACGCGGATCCTCTAAATCGGGGATACTCATAGGTGGTGGAAGAGATGTATCTCTTTTCACGTTAGACAAATTTTCGAGTTTATCGGTAGAACAAGATACGGCAAGTTTTATGATATGGTTCGCGTTTCTAAAATCGTATGGTATTAATCGGTTATTACTACTATAATAAAATTGAACTCTCAATCGGGATATAGTTTTTTGGGAACCCGAATCAAAATTGTGTTCTACGGCGTCATCTACACCCGAATAGTTTATGACATCGCCACAGAGCAGTATACGACCCGTGTAAAATGGTGTTTGTGAAAATATCGTTTTATTAAACTCATCCGAACCGCTACTTAGTTTAACGACTATAGCATCAGCACCTTGTAAATTTATACTTCCGGTTTCTAACGTGTTTGATGTAGACGAAGTATCCGAAGCTGGTAGACCTAATATATCGTGAGGTGTTGTGTATCCATGAACGGATGAGTTATACCCATTCGTACCACTATAAAATAGAAACGTAAAATCACTCGAACCTGTAAACGTTATCGCATTGGTATCTTTATTGAAAGTTGCACTTGTTATCACAGTAGATTGAGCAACAATAGCGTCTGCTAACGACTGACCACCATAGTTACCAACTGGTATAGTTATGGTTTGTGTAGTACCACCATTTGTAAGTATATCAAACGTATTGTTTCTCGAGTGTATAAGGTACTGACTATTATGTATACGTGCTGATATAAGTGAAATTTTACTAACATCGTATATTGGATTTTTTAAGTAAACGACATAGTCACCTGGATTAGGATACAAGACCGGATCTCTTTCACTACTATCTATGTCTAAGGTGTGTACCTTCATTAAAATATATGAACAATATTTTAATGAGTGCGTGTCACGAAATAGTATTTATTTAACAGAGACTATGTGCTAATGGATTATTCATGAGTTGTCTCTTTGCAGTTTCTAAACTATGGTTTGTTGCATTGGGGTTCATATTACCTTTATATGCGTTATTTTCTTGGTAATCGTTCGTTCTATATTGTTGTGTCCAAGCTCCATTTGCTGCGTTAATTCTACCATCGATTCTCGTCGTGTCGGAACGAACACTCGTTAACATACCACCTTGGTTGAGTGCGTCTGCTCTTACATTCATTCTACCGGGACCACCTGCTCTACCCGTCTTACCTCTTCTGTCGTCTGGTCTAAAACCATATTTCATGAGTTCTTCTACCGCGTATTGTGTACCAAACGTTCTCTTTTCTCCTATCTTACTTGCTGGTGCATTTACGTAACCACCCATAAAGTTGCTAATACCCGGAGCAGGTTGATTCGCGTATTGGTATTGTTCCATATTACCATCCTTCTTGTTTCTCGTTGGTTCTTGAGCACGTGTAAGTGAGGAAACGGTTCTTTTTGCACTCGCATACGATAAGCCATCTGCTCTTAATCCAGTTTCTGACCTGTTTGTAGTTCTCTTTGTTTTTTCGTGTTCGCCTCTTGGTGTTCTACCGGACATGCCTTGTGCTCTACCCG